CATTTTGGGATATTATTATTTTAGACTGGTTTTTAGAAGGAAATCATACGAGTGAAGAGCTAATTCCACTTATAAAAGACTTAGATAAAGTATTAATAATTTCTGGGTTTATAGATAAAGCTGTGAGTAAAATACAAAAAAATAAATGGAAAGGTATAAGAACATTTACTAAACCAATCCCTTATAGCGAAATGCTTATAGAACTAAAAAAAACAAAATGTTTTGCTTCTTTAAATATAATTTCTTAAGAAAAAATATCCACCATCTTAAAGATAACTACCAGATAGTAAGTTTATTTATCTGAAAAAGAAACGTAGTTTAATCGGGAAAATATCTTAAAATTAAGAAGTATGAGGTTCAAATCCTCACGTTTCTTTACATAGGAAAAACAAATGAAACAATTAATAGCATACATTGAAGCAGAAAAGTTAGAAGAATTAATAATTGGCATTGATTCTATTGCAGCTACATTAGAAAGAAAAGAAAATTCTAGAAAAGCTTCGGCACCAGATAAGTCTAGTAGATATAATTTTAAAGTATTCGATAGTGAAATTTGCTCATTTGATGATTTAGGAAGAGAAATAGAAATTACTGGTATACAAAACCAGATTAACGATTTAAGTGCCTTAAACACAAACCTAGTGGCTGAAAACGATATGTTAAAAGGAAAAATACAAGAACTAACTAGCCAAATTAAAAAAACTCCAGTTACTACTGAAATATATGATGAAGAATTACCAAAAAATGTTAAAGAAGTTAAAACCACCAAGCCAAAAAGAATGACCTACTAAAATGCTTAATCCTCATTCTAATAATTATAGAAAAATAGCTTTTGACCATTTACCTCATAAATGTAGTGTTTGTGGGTTTGACAAAGATGTTAGACTTTTAGAGGTCCATCACATAGACGAAGATAGACAAAATAATTATTTGAATAATCTAATAATTCTTTGTCCAACTTGTCATCGTGGGATAACTTTAGGTTATTATGTTCTAAACGAAGATAACAAAATCTATATGATTGACTCAAACGGAGATGTTTTAGATTTTAGCGTTGATTGGAAATAGCAACAAAAACCAGCTTAAACAAAGATAAATATAATGAAACTAAGTAAAATATTACAAGAGATATCCATTAGGTTACCATTTATACCAGCAGTTGAACCAATTGAAAAGTTATCGCCATTAGGTGATAGACAAAAACTTCCATTAGAAAAAAAGAAAATAAACAAGAACGATAAAGATGATTCATTTGCAGATATTTTTAATAACATAGTACATAATAAAAAAATATCTAAACTACCTGTAGCTCCCTTACTTAAAAAATCTCCTTATTCCAAAGATGAACATCTTAAAAACCTGTTAAAGAATAAAGATGTTCCTAAACTCCCTCTAGATGAAATAGACATATTAGACCCAGAAGACCCAGAAAATGAATTATAATATCGTAGATTAATTTGACTAATTTATAAATCAATGATAAAATAACATAAGGTTTAAATATGAAAGACATTAAAATAGGCGTAGTTGGCATCGGATTTGTTGGAAATTCGTTAGTAGAAGCATATAAAATTTGGGGTGTGAAAAGCATTTATACCTTTGATATCAATAAAGAATGTAATTGTAGTTCTTTAGAGGATTTAGTAAGTAAAAGTGACTATATTTTTATTTGTCTACCAACACCAACTACTAACGGTGAACCAAACTTTAAAATAGTTTTAAATGCTTGTTTAGAAATTAATCTAATATGTAAGGAAGCTGGGTTAACTAAAACAGTTTTAGTCAAATCAACTACAGTTCCTGAAGTTATGAGAGAAATTTCTGTTAATTGTGAGAACATTATTCTATTATCTAATCCAGAATTTCTTACAGAAAGGACTGCTTTAGAAGATACGCTTAATCCAAGCAGAGTCGTTTATGGTTGTGATGATAAGAATTATGCTAATGAAGTATCTCAAATATTATCTTATCAATTTCTTAAAAATAAGACTAAATATTTTATAACAGGTTTAGAAACAGCAATGAAAATAAAATATGCTTCAAATTCTTTTGGTGCTTATAAAGTTTTATTTTTTAATATAATCCATGAATGGAGCGATAACCACGAAGAGTTTGAAGAAATTAGAGAAGGAATGCTTGCTAGTGGTTGGGTTAATACCATGCACACTGTTGTCCCTCATAATGGTAGTTTTGGTTATGGCGGCAATTGTTTGGTAAAAGACCTAGTTGCTTTTTCTAAAAGTCTTGAAAAATCTGGTTTTAAAGATGAAGCAGATTATTTCATGAAATGTGATAGCATAAATAGTAAGATAAAAAAAATAAATAAACTAAATTTATAAAAAGACTAAAGAGGAATAGTATATGGAAGAAAAGGTTTTAGGATTTCCTATTCATAAAAATAAATATGTAGAATTTCAAGTAGGTAAATGGGGCAAAGATAATCACCAGAATATTTTTGATATAGGCTTTAAAATAACAAATAAATGTGACCATTCTGGTATAAGTTTTGATTTAGATATCATTGGATTTCATTTTTATTTTAAATTTTACGATACTCGTCACTGGAATTATGAAGAAAATCGTTGGATGAATGAAGATGATTATAAAAAAATACAAACAATGCCTACAAAAACTAAAAAACAGAAAGACATGAAATATGAGGAGCTGGAAATTTATTATGCTTGTGAGAATCATACATGTTGTCATAAATCGTTACGTAAATTATTTGAAGAAATTGAAAGAAGAGATATAGAAATAAATAAACTAAATAAGAGGATAAAATGAAAAAAACAACAATTGTAGAACAAAAACCAGTTAAACAAAAAAAAGCTAAAACAGTTAAAACTGTAATACCAACTGTACTGCCACCTAAACTAACATTTAAAATGATAGTTAATTTCACAATACTTAAATTTATTGTAATTGAAGTTAAAATTAACGAATTAAATAAAAAATATATTGTAACTTTATTTAATTATTGCTTTAATATTTAGTCTTTTTATGTTATAATATCTATATACAACGAGGGACACTCGTGGTGAGTCTATGGAGATGTTAGCGTTAGTTAAATCTAAGAAGTAGAAACTTGAAACAGTGATGTTCGAGAATACTATGACTTTAGTCGTGGGAGTATGTCACAATATACTGTCGGGGATGAATTGATTCGACAGGATAAAGAAGGCATAAATCACAATCAGCTGAAGAGCTTAAACTAAGAATAATTGACGAAACTCAATTACTAGCGGCTTGAGTCGCTCATAGCCTATGACTCCGATAATAGATGCTATGCAAATCGGAAACCGAGCACGTCTGAGACATTTCTTAAAGCTCGTTTTAAATAAGGAAGAAACTCCCGATGAGCAAGGGTTATAGCCGGAGAGATACCGCACGCATTCCTTAGCGTCAAAGGATATGCCAGCGAACTGGATAATGATTGTAATTAAGGTTTTTGTTGGAAAGTATCTTGGACCTGGGCTCGTTACCCAGCATCTCCATTTGAAAAAAACTTACTAGGAATTAAAATTGATTAAATTGGTGCCAACAAAAACAAAGCTTTCAGGTTTCTATGTCGTGTATGGTGGAAGCACAAATTTTGAAAAAGAAGGTACACGAGGATTATTCCATCTTATGGAACATTTAATGTGTAAATCTTTTGATTATCTTCAAGATGAATTCGAGAATGATTGTATCCAATGGAATGCATATACATCTATTAATTATGTTGTATTCTACATTTCTGGATTAGAAAATAAAGTCAATAAATATCGAGAAAAGATATTAAAGTCTTTATTATCATTTAATCATGTAACAGAAGAAATTATTAAAATTGAAAAGGATATTGTCGAACAAGAATATTATGATTGTTTTGGAGATTATGAATATGCTCATTCTTTAAATCTTGATAGAAAGCTATTTAATTATTATCATCCAATAGGTGAGTTATCTGATATAAGAAAAGCTGATTTAAACACTTGTAAAACACTATTTAAGAAGTATTTTTCAAAACCTAATCACATTGTAGATATTTCTTGTAGACATAAAAAAGAAGAAAATCCTTCAGAACTTTTTGGAGTATCAACTATTCCTGTTAAGAGAATTGGTTTTACTGAATATCATGATTATATATTTGAAGAGTTTGTTCAAAACAAGACTAAAACAAGTATTATAAATGTATCTAAACCTATTGATAAACACTTTAAAGAAGTAACTGTTATAAATAATATTCTTTCATCTGGCTTAAATTCTCCGTTTTATCAAGAAATAAGAGAAAAAAGAGGTTTAGTATATGGAATAGAATGTTACAGTTTAAGAAAAGATAAGTCACTTATTAATAAAATATCTGCTTCTACTTCAAATAAAAACGTGAAAGAATTTCAAAGTGTTTTAAAAATGATTTTAGATGATAAAAAAAAGTATCTTACAAGAGAAAGATTTGACACAGTTATCAATTCTTTTAAAACAAAACAAGAAATAGATAATATAAATAAATATGTAAATTATGAATATTATATTTCTGAAACAAGAAAAGATTTTACTGATAATATAGGTAAAATTAAGTTTGATGATATTTATGATTTATTTGATAAATATTATAACTTTGATGAATACTATCATTCTTATAGCAATAAAGAATGGAAAAAATAAGGAATAATAATGAATACGCTAAAAGTAAAAAAGACATTAGAAAAAACTAAGTTACCTTCAAAAAGAGAAGGTGACAGTGGGTATGATATTTATGTTTCACCAGCATTAACCCAGATTATGATAAATCCAGGGCAAGTTGTTCCAATAGCAACAGATTTAAGAATTGAAATACCAGTTGGATATACTTTTGTTATTAAAGAAAGAGGAAGCACTGGAAGTATAGGTTTGGCCGTAAGAGCTGGAGTTGTTGATTCCAATTTCAGAGGAGAAATAGTTATTATGATAAATAATACAACTAAATATCCTATTTTTATTGGTTCAGAAAAAGTATATAATGATTCTGCATTTAGGGGTCAAACTAGTTTTTATAATATTGAAAAGGCGATTGCTCAAGGTGTAATTATAAAAAACGAGAACTGGGAAGTTTTAGAAGTAGCAGAGTTGTCTGAAACTGATAGAGGCAGCGGAATGATTGGCTCTACAAAAAAATAATAACAAATGGGACTATGAAAACAAGCATTGTCCCATTTGTCAATCAAAATTAACAAATAAAGATGATAACTTTATCTGTGTCAATAACGAAAAACACGCTTTTAATATAGCTAAACTAGGAACTTTATATCTAATTACCCGTATAAATTCTAATATATTTCATAAATGGGTTATAAAAGAACAAATAATTTATGAAATCAATAGAAGAGATAAAATCAAAAAATACAGTAAAAATCAAAGTTAATATTAAAATGATTAAGAGGTGTTTATGAATTTATCTAAAATAAAAAAAGAATTAGCTTCATTTGAAATTGATTTTGATATTTTTCTAAAAGAAGAAGAAACTATTTATGATATAACTGCTAAAGATAAAGTTAAAGAATTTAAAAGAGTATATGAAATAAGCCCAGAAGAAGCAAATAAATACCTCAGTAAAATATCTTTAGGTAAAAATAGAACTATAAAAGATGATGAATATAACGAAATAGAAAACTTTATTTTAAATCGACATACAAAAAAAAATAATAAACCTATAAGTGATAATGCTACGGGAAAAAGAGAACTAACTGGTGATAAATCAGAAAAAATAACAGATAAAGCTGTGGTAGACGCAAAAGATGATTCTAAAGCAAAAGCTATAGCTTCTTTTAACAAAGAAGTTATAAGACTTTTAGCACTTTGGCCAGATAAAACTGTTGGAAAAAATCTAACAGAATTATTAATGACAAACGAAACTATTATAACAAAGGGAGTAATTTCTGATTTATGGGCAGAAGATAAAAAAAAATTAGAAATGGAAGTAGCAAAGGGAAATCTTGGTGATACTGCAGGTTTAAAAGATTGTTTTATAGCATATCCAGTTCCTAGAGCAGCTTACAGTGTTTTATTATTTATAACATCATACTATATAGAGCCATCTTTAATATTTGAATACGATATAGCTTCAAAACTATCCAATCCTGCAATAAATAATAGTACTATAAATGCTTATATTGATTTTCTAATGAATCATTGTTTCTTTAAACAATCGTTTTCTGATTCTATAAAAAAACGTGTTAGTTTTATGATAAAGTCGAATACAGAAGCTAGCGATGAAGCCATAGATTCGGGTATTATGTTTGCTACTGCAAGGCTATTGGGTAAGAAAAATCTTTCATTAAAAACAAAAGAAAGTCTTTTAAACCAGAATTCAAATGAAAAGCTTTTATCTAAAAAAGATAATCTTTCAATTTCAGAAGCAGAGATAACTGATATTAATAAGAAAAACTTAGAATCAGTTTTTAGTTTTGATGGTACACGTTCTATATTTGGATACATATTTACAAGAACTGCTTCATATACCGCCAAAGAAACTGGAGCTCATTCTGGCGAAGTTCAGTTAGATAAACCAGTTGGAGAAACTGGAAGTATTGGTGACTTTATACAAGGCGAAAAGCAAAGCGATGCTGAAACAGATTACTCTAATAAAAAAATACAAAATGAAAAAGATAAACTATTTTCATTAGAGAGTGGTCTTAATTTAATATCTAGAAAAAATCAAGAAAAAGTAAAAGGTCAGAAAACCTATATAAACGCAGATAATTTTTTAAATAAATACGTTTTACCTGCAATAGATTAATTAGTATCGTAGTTTATAGTAAATTTATAAAGGATTTACCATGGCTACAAGTGCAATTAATATTAAAAAAAATAATTATATAGATAATCCCAAAGATTCAACCATCTATACTCCCCCTGAAATAAGTAAATTTTTGTTTGATATTTTAAAAGATATTAAACCAGAGAGGGTAGTAGATGTCTGTTGCGGAGATGGAAGTTTATCAAATCCATTTATTAAAAACAATATTAAATGTATTGGTTTAGATAATAAAGATAATTCAAAAGAGTATAAGGGAGAATTTTTTAAAATGGACTTTCTTCCTTTTGATGAGAAATGTTTTATAAAAGAATTAATTAAAAATTCAAAAAAGAAACTTAGTGAAATAGATATTCAAAGTAAAGTTTCTATCCAGAAAGATATTCACAATGAACATGTAAAATATTTACAATCATATCAACCAGATTTAATTATCTCAAATCCACCCTTTAACGGTTGTCCAAGTAAAAAGCTTTTTTCTTGGGAAATTCTAAAACGTATAACTGATATTTGGGGATATAAAAAACCAATAGTATTATTTACTTTAATGGGTCTAAGGTTAAATAAGAGATATGGTGCCAAAAGAGATAAAGAATGGTCAATTATGGAAAAGAAGGGACTTGAAATAAGTTCTATTATTTCAATGCCTATTGATGCTTTTTTCCCAGGTTCTAAAACTAAAGGACAACAATGGGAAATTATTATATTTAATGCTCCAAAAATAAAGCCACATTATTGGTTTACTGAGGAAACTAAAAAACTTTATTCTTAGAAAAAAAGCTTTTTATTAAAGATAATATATAGTAAATCTATTTTAGAAGGTTAAATGAGATATCCCCATATTCGAGACTTTATTTATAATATGCTAGGTGCTCCAGTTGTAAATGTTGAGCTAACTTGTGCTCAAATAGAATTTTGCGTAGAAATGGCTTCTAAAAAATGGGAACAATATCAGGGAGTTAATAAGACATTTTCTTTTTTTGAAACAACCCCTAGAGTTAATGAATATAACATAGAAGATATAAATTCTGACATTAAAAAACCATATACTGAGTTTATTTTAGATGTAATATATGAACCGAATGAAATTAACTATGCAGATGATGGTTTTTATCTTCTTGTAAATCAATTTTATTTTTATTACGCATATAATAACAAACAACTTATGTCTGATTATAACTTATTTCAAGGCTATATAGAAGATTTAAAAAGAACGCTTGGAACTAATGGTACTTATGAAATATATGGTGATAAACTTATTTTAGCTCCTATGCCTAGAGCAGCTGTAAAAGCTTTAATAATATATAAAGCTGGCTATGAAGATGATGTTTTAGATAATAACCAGTGGGTTATGAGATATTCTTTAGCTTTAGCTAAGGGTATTTTAGGTCAAACTAGAGGTAAATTTGCTGGTGGTCTTACTGGAACAAGTGGTGCGTTAACATTTAATGCATCTGATTTATTAAGCCAAAGTGCCGCTGAAATAGAGTTATTACTGAAAGAACTTATCCAAAGAGCTGGACCAGTCGGAATAGTTACGGGATAAAAATAGTTTTTATAATGAATAAAAAAGTAAAAAAACAAAGATAATCTATATAATTTAGTTTAAGGAGAACATAAATGAGTACAACAAAAGATAAGTCATGGCAAGAACCAAAGGGAAAAGAGAACAAAGCCTTTGATAAGTCGTGGACAGCACCAGAAACTACAGCTTTTAAGAATATAACACCAGATGATATTCCAGATTCTACTTATAATTACAAGGGTGAAACCGTAAGTAAATCTAGTAATTTACCAAATAGTGATTATAATTATAAAGGTGAAGCAGTAGGAAAAAGCAATAATCTACCAACTAGTAATTATAATTATAAAGGAACTAAGGTAGGTAAGGCTAGTAAATAATGGCAACATTAATTGATGTTAACGAGTACTTTAAAGGTGAGGGACTTCCTCATGGTAACCCATGGCAAAAGACAGGTGAACAAGGACTCGTTAATGAAAAAAATGAGGCTCTAAAAAAGAAAGATTCTTTAGAGCCAAACGGCTATAATAAACAGAAATTGAATAACAATTCAAAAAATAATACTGTTAAAGATACCGATTATAGAAAATAAATTATAGGAGTATATTATGTTTGGAACTCCAACCAAATCTTATAAAAATTCTGAGGGTAGGACTGTTTTTTGTTGGGACAAAAAGGATACAGTTATAGTATCTCTTAGTCGTCTAGACAAAGTTGATGATGGAAAATATAAAGAAGTTACTAAGAAAGAAGCTAATTCTTTTTTAAACAAGCTTGGTATTTTTGAAAATCATGTACAAGAAATTGTTAAGCCAGTTGAAAAACAATATACACCTACTAAATCCAGTGTATATTATAATGCTAATGTAGACTTAACTCAACTTAAGGAAGAAAGAAATAATAGTATTAATAGTAAGTTAAAAGGTAAAGGCGTTAGTAGTACAGGTGTAAGAAGCGAATCTTTTATGAATGAACTTGCTTTAATTTCTGGAGCAACTAGCAAATTAACTATATCTGCACCTCCAAAACCTGTAAGTGTTATAAAAGAATCTAATACAATAAAACAGCAAGATTCAGAGCTTGAAAGTCTTTTTAATTCAGATGTTAAAATAGTTAAGAAAAATCTTAGTTCAGCTGGAACAGAAGTCGTAACAAGTAAAAACAAACTTAAATACGATAACGAGATAAAAGATGTTACTTTAACTGAGGGTTCTAATGATAGGGTTATGCTTTGTACTATGTCAGCTGGAAGTGAGAAAATAAAAGATTTAGGATGGATTAAGATAGATAATATTCCTGAAATAAAAGAAGAAGGTGAAGTAAATTCTTATAAACTTAAATTACAAAGTTATATAGAAGCAAAAATATTAGAGGATTTGCCAAGATTAAGACAAATACCGGAATTAGCCAACAAAGAAAAACAGACATATGCTGAATTAGAAGGTTCTGTAAAACCATCTGAAGAAGATGGTCAACAAACAGGAGGTGAAGATATGATGGGACTTGATGCTCTTTCTAGCGAAGGTCAGGCAGGTGCAGAAGCTCCGACTCCTGCAGGTGGTGAATTAGAAACCAATACTGCTGCCGTAGATGCTGGAGCTCAAGCTACTGTTTAATATCTTTGATAAATAATGGGCTGCTCTCAAACAATGGCATGTTTAAACATGCCTATTTTTTATCCTCCAGATAGTAGTGTTACATTAAACCCTAATAATACTGTAACAGGTGGTCCACTCGGTTCAGATGCTATATTTGTAAGCAGCCAAATAAAAGAACAAATCCTGTTAAGTTCCCCACTTATATATGCAAGAATAGTTGACAGAAGACTTGACTTAAATCAAGGAACCGTAATGTTTAACGGTACCGATGAAAGAACCTATTTAAATAATGCTGGTGTAATAGATGACCTTTATGATGAAGGCGATAAAAAATTTATATCTAATGATGTCAGAGTTTATGGTTCATATGAAATTCCAATATGGGCTCAAGAACTTGGAAAGTTAGGAATGATGGAATCTGAAGAGCTAACTCTTAATTTTCATATAGATAATTTAAATAGTACTCTAGATGGCTCCCTACTTCATATTGGTGATGTTTTAAAATTATATGATAACCTACATGGTTGGAAATGGTATGTAATAGAAAATGCGGTTCCATTTGTATTATTGTTTGGCAAATATATGATGTGGCAAATTACTGCTAAGAAAAATGATATGGAAGGATATATAGATTTAGAAAAAGCACCAGAACTTAATAGTAAGAATAATGCTATTAACCATAATAATGCTTATACAAATGATGGTAATAATTTAATACCTGATACACCACCAGCACCAAAACCAAGACCAAGAATTTATTAAGGAGAAAGAATGAAACTTAAAAACCTATTAACAGATATTATAACAGAGGGAAGTAAAAATATTCCTAACTCGTTAGATGGTACATTTTATTTAGAATATTTTTTAACTAACACTGAAAATGGCTTAACCTATAATGTTGAAATTAAAAGGCCTGGTGAAAAAGTTGGACAAGATTTTACATATGAAAGTGTAAAAAAAGATACTGGCGATGTATCTAAAATGATAATGAACGGTTTTAAAATAGCTTCTAAACTTGGTTTAATATATGAAAAAGATTCAAAATCAGACTTAGTTGTAACAGATGGTAAAATACAATCTATTAACGGTGTAAAAGTTGATAATATATCTATAAAACAAACATTGGATAGTAATGAAATAAATAATTTAAAAAATAAATTACTACCCCAAATGGGAGAAAAAAATGAAGCTAAATGATTTTAAACAACTTATTGAAGCTGATGCTTGGGGACTCAGACATAGAGCTGTAGGAAATCCCATGGCAAGAGAAGTTGGGCCAGAAGAAGGTTCTAATAAATTAAATAATGAAGAAACTTTAAAAGAAGCTTTACGTTTACTTCCAAAGTATGGTATATTAAAAACTTCGGATTCTACTTTTAGTAAATTTTCAGAATATGTAAATAGTTTTATGAAACAAAAAAATATAAATACGGCACAACAAAAAGCTATAGAGGAAGGATTATTACCATGGGTAGCTGCTCTAAAAGAAGTAGAAAACTCTACTGAAAATAAAAAAGAACAAGGCGTTACCGGTGGTAAAGAATTCCTAAGTTATATTTTAGATAACAATGTTAACGGAATTATAGAAACTTTAGGTGACCAACCACTTAGAATCATAGGATATATAAATGAAACCGGTAGCTTATTTCCTGAAGGTAAAAACTTTGGTAAATATGAAGGTGGTTATTTAAATAGATTAAGTGCAAAAGCTATGAAAACAGGTAAAGATAAATTAGATAAAATATCTAGTCAGCTAAATATGATGACAAATATAGTTGAAAAATATAAAAAAGATAAACCAAAAGAAAAAGAAGCTCCAAAACAAATTAGTTCCTTTGGGCAACAATGGGATGAAATTTTTTAACGTAGGATAAATGTTAGTAAATCTAGACAGTAATACACAAACAGTAGAGCCAGTTTATGCTGACTTTTTTAAAAGATATTCCAGAGTTATGGGTACATGGCTTCAAACGTTAAGAATACCAGATAAAACTATATCTATCCATTATGGAAGTGGTGAAAGAATATGGTCTAAAGTGGTTAGAAATAGACAAAACTATTCTATAGATTTACCAATTTGTTCTTATTTTCTTAAGTCATATAGAAAAGAAGAACATAATCATCCGCCAGAAATATCAAGATTTGCATCAAAATATGTATTAAATTCAAAACCATTATTCTATAAACTTAATTATGAAGTAGTTATTTGGGTAAAATTCCTAAAAGAATTAGATGTATTAAATCATCAAATAGATACATCTTTTACTCCTCAAATGTTTCTAGAAGTAACTAACAAAAATTGGCAATCTATTAATGGACAAAAATACTGGATAGACTGTATATTGGTAAGTAAAAATGATGCAGTAGAGAATGAACCAGGAGATAAAACAGATAGAGTTGTAAAAATAGAAATGGAGGTAGAAGTTAGTGCTAGATTACCATTTATAGATAAATTACAAATAGCAAATCCAATTGAAAGTGTGCAAACAAATTTTTATCTTGGAAACAATTTAGAAGAAAAAACAAAAGAAATTAAAGATAATATACAAGATGATAATTACTTGAACTCTATTTCTGACTATAATAGTAAGTTTACAATTATCTAAACCTTCGGAGGACATAATGAAAGTCTTAGAAATAAAAAACAATCTTTACCAAACAATTGGTATTACATTAAACGATGGTACTGAGTTAAACATACCGAAGCGTTCAAAATCATATATTAATAAAGATTTAGCTTACTTTCCGCAACTTCTTAATATGGTAAAGAAAGAAAAAATTAAAATTAAAGAATTAGATAAATAAGGAGGCAAAATGCCAATTAGACATGTTTCACCCAGTGTAAATGTTATAGAAATAGATAACTCAGGATATACAGTTCCACCAACAAAAACTATTTTAGCTCTTGTTGGAGAAGCAACAAAAGGACCAATTAATACACCAACAGCTATTGCAGATAAAAATAATCTGGAAGCTATTTTTGGAAGTTATGGTGGCCTTTCTGCTCCTTATGCTTTATTTGCCGCTAGAAATTATCTAGATTTTTCAGGTGGTTTATATTTTATCAGAAGTGCTTATGATGCAACAGTTCAGTTTACTGGAACAGTTAAACATCCTTTTACTATTGCTTCTGCTAATAAACTTTTAATTGCTTCTAATAATGAAACCACTGGAACTACAGTTACTATACCTGCAATGACTGGTGTAACAGATGTTGTAGCTGCAAGTAGAATTACAATTGCGTTAAATACGGCTGGTGTAAGTGCTATAGCAACTGCTAATGCTTCTAACAAAATAGATTTAGTAGCAACAAACGATATTTTTTCAATGTCTTTACAAGCTGTTGCAAACGATGCTTATGATATCTTCGGTTGGGCAACTACAAGTAAAACAATTGAAAGAGCATGGAAAGCTCGTGAGAATTTAACTTTTACAGAAGCTCCTGTATTAGAAACAGGTAATTTATCTAACGTTTCTTATATTAGTGGTGCTGCTTCAACTTTAAATAATAGTATTGAAATTGATGAAAACGGTTCTGGTAATTATGTACTTTATACAATACCAACTGATTTCAATGGTAAAAATATTGCATCTAAAGTTACTGACCTTGCAGCTGCTTGGAATACAACTAAGTCTTTACAAGCAGATGAGCCTTCTTATAGATTCTCAGCACTTGCTAGTTCAATTTCACTTGTTGGTTCTTCTTTAGTTACACAAAGTATTACCATGAGAGCTGTTGGATATTCATATCTGTATAGTAGCCTTGCTGGTGATTTTGGTCCAACAGAAATTGGCAGTGGTCAATCAGTTGTTCTAAGTCAAACTGTTAATGCAGCAGGTACTGTTTATGCTCTAACAGAAGGTACTGATGGTAATAATCTAAAAGTTGTTTACTCAGTAAATACTTATAGTGAAAACCAATTAGATGTTACCTATACAGTTAACGGAAAAGTTAAAGGTACAGAAACTCTTGCAGGTTGGAATTTTGATGAAACAGACCCAGACAATTATATTGAAAATTTTGTTGCAAATAATTCAAACTATATAACTGTAGATTGGTTAATTAATAATGCAGATGGCCTTGATGCTCTTACATACACTCTTTCTGATGGAAAAAATGGTATTAACGAAACAATGACAACTGAAAGAATAGCAGCATTAGAAGAAACAGATATTGCTAATACCGAATTAATTGATATTAATTTAGTTTCAATACCCGGTGAATCATCAACTAATGGTATTAATTCTATTATCAATTTCTGTGAGAATACTAGAGCAGATTGTATGGCGATTATTGACCCTCCACAAGATTTGACAGCTACAGAAGTTAATACTTGGAACAATGATGCAGGTTTTAATTCTTCTTACGCAGCTTTATACTGGCCGTGGATGTCAACTACGATTTCTAATCCTAGTTCAACTACTGTATTCTTTCCTCCTTCAGCTTATATGTGTAGTAAATATGCTTATAATGATAATATATCAGAGCCTTGGTTTGCTCCTGCTGGGGAAACTAGAGGTAAAATCTTAGCTGAAGAAATGCAAGATAATGCTACTATTGGAAATAGAGATGCAATGTACGGAAGAGCTGGTAACAATGTTAACCCAATAGTTAATTTTGTTGGAACAGGTAAAGTTGTTTGGGGACAAAAAACAGAACTTAGAACAGCTACTGCTCTTGACAGAGTTAATGTTAGACGAATGGTTCTTTATGCAGAAAAAGGAATTGCTACGATTGCAAAACCATTTATTTTTGAACCAGCAGTTCCTGCTACTTGGGCAACCTTTACTGCTAGAGCAGAAGATTTCCTAGCTGGAATACAAAAAAGATATGGCTTAACAGATTTTAAAGTGGTCTGTGATGCTACTACAAATACGCCAGATATTATAGACCAAAATAAAATGGTTGGTAAAATATTCTTGAAACCTGTTAAGGCTATAGAAGTTATCGACCTATATTTCACTATAACATCTACGGGTGGTTCTTTTACTGAGTAATAAATGGCTGAAAAAACTTTTGATGAGTATTATAAGTTTACTTATTTAAGTTCAGCTGACGGTAACCATTTTGAACCTAAAACTAGTAACAGGTTCTTCATTTCAATGGGCGATATCCCCGCTGCTTTTAACGGGGGTATCAGATACCCAGGAAATGAAGGAACTGCTGCTAAAAATAATTTATTAATATCACTACAATCTTTCTCAAGACCAAGCAATTCTGTTAATATAGCAGAAATTGATAACTTTAATAGTAAGTTTTATTTACCTGGGAAAGGTTCAACCGATAAAAGTATATCTTGTAGTTTTATAGATTTTTTCAGTCCACATACTGATAAGATTTCAACAACTATAAGCACTGCCTCTATTATTTATAGATGGTATGAATTAGTACATAATCAAAGTACTGACGCTATCGGTTATAAAGATTATTTTACTACTGATATGCATCTATTTTTATTGACACCAACTGGAGTTGTAGCAGAGCACTGGAAGTATTATGAAGTTTGGCCAACTGCTGTTGATTATGGAGCACTTGATTATGGTAGTACTGAACACATGAAAATAAACGTTACATTTAAATATGAAAGAGCTAAACTAATAGGTGAAGCTAGAGATATTGAACCAGGTACAGAACCTAATCATATTTACCAAGACAAAGGTGCTTTTAGAACCGGTGAAGATTTTGGTAATAACGTTGCAGATTATAGATAATTTTTTAAAAATAAAAGAAAAACAATGTTTTAACAAAGTTAAATAGTAATAAGTAAGGAGATTTTATGGCACAAGACGCAGAATTTAAACAATTTAGTTATTTAATAGATAATATATATGAGCCAAAATATAAAAATAGGTTTGTACTAACTATAAACAATGTACCGCTAAGAACAGAAGCAACAACGCTTGACAAGGTAGTACAGGCGAGTGGTTCTCAGCATTCTGGTTTGATGATTGGATTAGATACGGCAAAAAGACCAATATATAGTGTTGAATCAAAAGAAATTGCAAAATTTAATGAGAAAAGTTTTTACGCTGGGACACCATCTCACGATAACAAGATGTCTTGTGAATTTTACGATTATATAACAAAAGGAACTCAAGCGTCTTCATCTGCCGACATACTATATAGATGGTATAATACAGTTTATAATCTTGATAAAGGTTCACAGGGATTTAAAAAAGAATATTGCACTACAGCACACTTATTTCTTCTAGACCCAAATGGTAAAGAAATAGAACATTGGGTATATACTAATTTCTGGCCAATATCAATTGATTTTGGTGAACTAGGATATTCTACCGCTGAAGCTTGTAAAATAACAGCAGAATTCCAATACGACAAGGTTAAATTAGTTTCTTATGCTGATACATCTCCAACTGCTATTGGTAATGGTACATATTTAAACGAAGCATCAACTACAGAAGCTGTTTAATTAACTATAATCAAACAGGTAATTTACTTATTGCCTGTTTGATTATTTTATATCTTATTTAAGTCCGCAACATCTACCGTAAAATCTTCCAGACCCACAAAGACATACTTCTTTACTTCCCTGTTTTTTAGCACCGGATTTCTTTTTAAAATTATCAAGGTCAATGCCTCTTTCATTTAAAGGTTTCCCATTGCCGCTTAAATTAGAAGTTTCGTTCATAACTGTTCTTAAGTTTTGATATTGGGAACTTGATAATCTATATTTTTCTATAATAGCTTTTTCAGTCATCCCAGAACGCATGTCACGCAATATTCTTTTTATAACTCCCTCTTCCATATTTATTGATTGATATTTACTAGCTATTGATGTTTGTTTCATTATTTTTCCTTAGTGGTCTTCCCCACTTAATAAATTTTTCTTGTTTAAACATATACATATGTGTGAAGCTATAAGCATCTCCAGCACAGTCGTGTATCCATTCGTAACATTTTTTTTCTATCTTGCTTCTTATAAGAGAAGTTCTATAACAATAAAAAACTCCTCTTATTTTATGTATCCAATAATCTGCTTTTGTAATATTAATACCAGAATCTTTGTTTCTGCATTTAAATTCTATACCGACATTATCTGATTTAAAAGTATAGTCATCATCTTTTACCTCAAATGTTATTTTATTACCATTCTTCCTAGTAAAAGAGAAATCATATCTATTATCATTATTTATCTGAAAAGTTTCTTTTATACTATCTAGTTTTTTAATAGTATCTAGTAAACATTCAGCGGCTAATAACTCTTCTTTTTTAGCATTTTTTAAATCATTAAAGAAATTGTACTTATACGTCATCTTTAATTGTCGGCTTGTCCACATCTATAATAGAAATACTATGAATAAATGGTTCATCCTTAACTCTAATATTTACTGGAAGTCCATGGTCAGAATATTCTAAAGCTATTTGCTGTCCCCTT